ATTTTCAAGCCCCTTAAATAAAGCGATCGGTCCCCGACTAAAAAATAAATGAAATGAACGGGTAAAAAAATCTTTAAAATTCATTATTTAATATTATATTTATATAATATATATATATATATATTATATAAATATAATATAATTTATGTCGTTAAATATACCACCACCACCACCATTACCAGCAATAAAAGAAGATTTATCTTTTAAACCATCAAAATCTATGCAAAAAGATAATGTTCCATTTGGTCGGTATGCAATTTATTCTACAAAAAATCCTTATGGATGGACCGACCTGCATTATGGACGTAATAATATTATTTTTTTATATGATATATAAAATAATAAAAGTTATAATTTGGATAGATTAAGAACTTTAACTTATTCTCAAAAACAAGAAACAAGAAATATGTACCAAAAAATAAAACACGAAAGAGGAAATTAAAGATTTATAAGGATTAAATTAATCAGCGTTTTAAATGTCCAAAGGTGTAAAAAATATTAATATTATTATATAATTTTTATATAGATATAATATAGTAAATGGCGAAAGAAAATTATTTGTATCAACTTCCGATACCTGAAGAAATTATTCAACAATGGACACCACTTAACTCGCTCTGTGTAAATCCGCTAAATTGTGGTCCGACAGCTTTAGCTTTATCTGGAGCAGTACCAAGAGAAATAGCACAACAAGAAGGATATATATCGGAAAACACAGGAATAATTGTAGAGCGAATGACTGACTATATGCGTACATACTTGGACAGATATAAAATAGAGCAGTTTTTTAATGATAAATTATCAATTGACGAATTGATGCAAGGTATAAAAGACGAGTTATTGCCTAACCATATTACAATGTTTGCTTTTCATAGACCAGTTGGCGAAATTGGGCATGTTACCCTTATTATGAAAACCATTGATAACCGCTTGTTCTTATTAGATGGACAAACTAAAAGTGATTACTTTGGTGAAGCTGCTATTCGTAAATACATTCGTGATAATAGGTTTATTTCATTTTCTTATTGGCTTATGAATAACGAAAATAAAAGACGAATGATGGATGATGATAATATATTAAGGAAACCCAAACAACAAGAAAGAAATTTAAAAAGAATAAAAGTCAGGGGTGGAAAAAATAAAAAAACCAATAAGAAACGAAAAACCAATAAGAAACGAAAAACCAATAAGAAACGAAAAACCAATAAGAAACGAAAAACCAATAAAAAATATTAGCTATTATTATTATGTAAATATTTATATATTATTATTGTTTACATATCCAGGCTTATTGTATTCTTGTCGCTTTTTTGTTTACGTCTTGGTTTTCCTTGGTGTTGTTTAGAATTTAAAGAAGAAGGATTAATATCATCAATTGTAATTGTATTAATTTTTATATTATCATTTGTATTCGCATTGCTTAAAGGGACAGAAGAAGACTTTGATTTTAATCCAGATATAATATCACTTATATCAGAAGGGCCTTTCATTTCAGGGCGCGTGCTTTGTTGTTGTTGAGACGACGGCGGTGATTGTGATTGTTGTGATTGTTGTTGTTGTTGTTGTCTTGGGCTTCGTTCAACTGGTTCCGTGTTATAATTACCGAAGGATTGTTCAATATTAACGCCATCGTTATTTCTTGCTTTTGATATATCGGGACGAGGTGTTTGTTGAGAGTTATTAGAAACATTGCTTGGGCCACCGCCACCACTTGTGCCACCACCGCCAGGCATAAAATTATTCATAAACCCACTAAAACCTGGATTAGTGTTTCCCATGCTACCAACAGCTGCCTGTGTAAATTGCTGCATTAATTCAGGATTTTGACGCATAATATCATCCATTCCAGGCATAGATGTTTTAAACATAGTATTGGTCATATGAACCATAATAGCAGAACCTCCTAATTGAAATAATAGTTTTAATTCAGGTGCCATTTTTGCCTTTGATTTATATTTTTCATGCAATTCAGCAAAAATGTCATCATAATCATCAATATTTTCATTGAGTTGTTCTGACCATCCATCTAATTTAACATCAAAAGGATCAAATTTCGTATTTAAAAATTCTAATCCAGTAACTGCTGCCATAAGCATACGGCCTTGAAATTTGCAACTATTGGTTTTTTCTTTTTCAGCAATAATCATTTCATATTCTCCTTGCATTTCATCTAATGAAGAATCCATTGAATATTTTTTTGTTAATTTAGCCCCCTTGCGTTCAATTGCTTCGATTTTTCTTAGAATTTTAAATTTCTCTCTTAGTATGTCCTCGTGGGATAACTTTGGCTTTTCCGAAATATCGGTATCCGGGTTAATTGGTATATTATTAAATTTACCAAATCCATCCCACGTTTTGTTGTTATCAAAACTCGTATTATTGCGATCCGACGAGAATCCAAATAAATTTGATTCATTATTGTTATTTTGTTTTCCTTCAATTTTAATATTCGACGAATTATCTAAATCATTATCATCATTATCATCGTCATCATTCTCATCATTACTAAATTGAAGTTTAATATTAGTTGATTCTGATGTATTATTAAATATATCAGATTTAAGATTTAATTTTCTATTTTTTGGAGCATCAGTTGTTGATAACGAATTTAATTCATCTTCTAAATTGGTAATATCAGATAAACCAATATCATTGCCATTAAATGAATTATTTGAATCCGATGTTTTTATTTTATCATTCATTAATAATTCAATACCCCCTCCAAAATTCACTGATTGTAACGAAGAATTTGTATTTTTTGTTTCTCTATTATTACTACTACTATCTAATTGAGTAAAATCATTATTCATATTAAGATCAATAATATCTGATACTGCCATTATTTATATAGATATTAGAACATTTAACTTTAAATATTCCGCAATTAATATATATATATTAATTAATTAAATTAATATATTTATACTAATTATTAAATTATTATTAAATTATTATTAAATTATTATTAAATTATTATTAAATTATTTATCATAAGTATAATCGATTTTAATTAAATGCTTTGTTTGTATATACCACAATCCTTGTAAAAATGAATCTGCTAAATCATCTTTTTTATTATTCTTATTAAAAAATAATAACCAATTTATATTGTTTAAATTTAAAATTCCTTCAGTTATTTCTACACTTAATTTTTTTCTATCCTTATACGCTGTTTTTACATCAGGTAAAACAAATGCTTTTAATTTATTAATTGAAGAAGCAAATATAATTGATTCTATGCCTTTCATTATAAAATATTGAGCAATCATACCTTGTAATGTTTTCATACGAGTTGCAATTGGACTTATTTGATTCTCTATAACAACATGTTTAATTTGGGTTGATTCTAAAAGTGTATTAAACTCATTTTGAAGAGATATACCCATACTAATTAAATCAACACTATTTGCAGATTTTTTCTTTTCTACATTAGTTAATAAGTTATCATTTAAAAAATTTATTATTAAATTTAATAGTAATTCGCGTGTATATACTGTTTCAGAATGAAGTATAATCTTATATTTTTCTACAAGTGTTTTTAATTCATTTAATTTTAATTTTTTAATAGTTGAGACGTTGGTGTATTTATTCGTTGAAGATGGAATAATATACTCTGTTTTTTTTGCATGAGTTAAACAATAATTATTATTATCTTTATAAAATTTTGCCTTTTTATTACAAACCTTATTAGAAGGTAATATTGATTTAGATTTAGATTTATTCTTTATTGGTTCTTTATTTATAATTTGATTGCATAATAATACATTAGCACTGTCTTCACATAAATTAACAATATCCCATTTAATTATTTTATATGTATTTTCTTGCCTATTAAATTCTATTATACAGTAAGCCAAATTTTTAATACCAACATCAATACTTATTACTTGGACATTATTTGTCATTAATAATGATTCTTCATTTTCTTCTAATATCGGATTTAAAAACATTAATTATAAGGATAATATATATTTTAATTATTTAATAGTTAAAATATATAGTATTATTGAGTTTATATCATTATTGAGTTTATATCATTATTGAGTTTATATCATTGTTTGCTCTTAGGATAATTATTTGCTCTTAGGATAATTATTTTTAAGAAGTTGTTCTTGCGTAAATACAGGAGTGACCATTCGTGCTTGTAATTGAAATTTATCTAAATAAGCATTTTTCAAATCACTATTTTCATAACCATAGGGCTGTGATTTATCAAAGCTACTTTTATAGGTATAAGGTGCATTAGGTATACCATTTTGACCAATACTATAATCAGAATTACCTCCATTACAATCCTCGCTTGTGGATAAATTATTATATTTCATAATACTTTCAGCATTATTGGTTAAATATTTACGATATTGCCAATTAGAAGTAATACCAGCATCTTTTCGTATATTTTCATTAATAACCGCCCCTGGCTGCCAGTCTGCATAATTACGTCCATCCGACATAAGTGGAGGAAAATCAAAATGTATATTATTTGAACTATTATAACATGTGGCCCAACTCATTATTGTATATTATAATATTATAATATATGAATATATAATATTATATTTTTATTCTATTTATTATTTTTATTCTATTTATTATTTTGCAATAATGTAATTAATTCATTCTTTTTTAATTTTTTAATTTCATTTTTTGACGACAATCCTTTTAAAACTACTAATTGTCTTAATTCCTCTACTTTGCATTTATTAATATTAAGCTCACCTTCTGTTGCGGTGTGAATCGTTTTTATTGAAGTATCCTCTCCTTCATTCATCGGTGTGGGTTGATTCATTTGGTTAACATCGGTATCGGGTACTATATCATTTGTTTCGGTAGATATATCTTGAATAATTATTGCATCTACTATAGCTGATCCTTGTTCTTCACTAATTGCAATTGATAGTTCATCATCATTTTCCTCCTCACTATCATCATTTTCTTCGCTATCATCATTTTCTTCGCTATCATCATTTTCTTCACTATCATCATTTTCTTTAGTAATATTA